CCACCAGCTACAACAGGGAGAGTGCCTGTAGTTAAAGAGCTATTGGATGTAGCATAGACCGCAGCGTTGGCTGTAAAAGTAGTTAAACCTGTACCGCCGTATGCTGTAGCAATTGTGGTTGCATTCCATGTTGCGTTGGAAATAGTCGTGCCACCAAAGTTGGCAGTTGTTGTACCCCAGTTTACGGTTGCTGGAAGTAGCGCATGTTTGCTCCAAGTACCAGTATTTGAACCATTGGCTAACAGTGTAACAACGTCAATGCCACCGCCCGGTATTAAGTCAACCAAGCCAGAAGAGGCATCATAGACGCTTAAATTACCAGTAGAGTCATTGTTAAATACAAAGGCAGCTCCCGCAGCTAAAGTTGTTGCATTTGGAAGTTGATATGTTTGATCTAAGGTACCAGTTAAACGCTGGTAGTAAGTAGATGCGGCGGTTAATGTGGTTGTTGTGCCTGCTGATGTGGTTGCAGTAAAGCCGGGCAACCAATTATTAAAATCAATATTTACATTTGCATCACGCAACACTACGCTATTAGCGCCAGATGAAGCTGTAACTCCAGTACCGCCGTAAGCAACGCCGATTGTATTAGCGTTCCATGTACCTAAAGTAATATTGCCTAAAGCAGATACATTACCGCTAGTATCTAAGTAGACGGATTGTTCTGCAGGGTAGGTTACAAAGACCGATTGGGAGCCAGAGTTAAAGTTAGATAGGCTACCACCATTGCTAGATGAAATGACGGTGTTACGCACCACAGAGTTATTAGCACTGTAGTATGTACCAATACCAACTTCCCATTCAGCACCGCCAACTGTAGCGATGGTGTAATAGGTCGTGTTGGAATTGCCAACACCGTTAGCAAAGGTTTGATAGCCAGTAGTGGCACCAAGTAATGTTACTGTACCTGTGCCGGGGCTACTCGCCGTCTCTAATACACGGTCCTTAAGCACCAGAGCCATTTACGGCTCCTTAACCAGCAGCGCTGAGTGTGTAAGTTACGTTTATTGTGTCGCCAGAAGTTACCGTCTTTGACCCTGCCGTGAACGCACCAATACTAAAGCAAGTACCAGTAGTAGAGTCAATAGTAGAAGAACCGCCAATATTGATAAACGCACCATAAACAGTTCCTGAACTTGTCATACTAAATACGACAGCAGCAGAAGTAGTTAACACTGATGGGTTAGCAGAAGTAGCAGAACTAAATACTGGAGTCTTGCGTGTACCAGAATAGGTAGGAGCGTTAGATCCACCAACTTCATACCAACCAACGTGACTAGCCTGTGTATCTGTGTAAGCAGGAGTAAATGTGTTGCTAGCGTTAGCACCACCTAAACCCATCACAACAGCACCACCACCTGTGTTAGCGAAGTATGCGTTCAATAAACTTTGACGACCAGTATTAGTAGTCAAGTTCTCAATAACGTCGTTCCATTTTTCTGTACCATCAGAACCGATACAAGTAAAAGTGTATACGCCTGCTAAGCCTACAGACTCAACAGAGCCTCCGCCTAGTTCTGCAGTAGCACCTACAGTATCACCAAATTTTGCGATTTCACTGCTCATAAAAAGCTCCTAACTTATGCGAATAATAGCGGTGTTTGCAAGGGCCGCTGGAAAATAAATGTTAAATGTCTGGTTGTTTGTTGCAACCGTACTACCAAAATTCAATACCGCAACTGACGCATTATTAAAGGAACTATTATAAATCAAAGCTCCCGCAGCGCTAATTGTAGACGAACTCCACGCAGTATTGGCAAAAGAAATGAATGCCACGTTACCCGTGTTGGTAGGGGTTTGAGTTACAACTAAGGTGTTTCCACCAGCCGTATAGCCAGTTCCATCGGCTTCTCCTGTAGAGATGTACTCTGTTGTGGAGTTACTAATGCTGGCAGACCCCTGATATAAGGCAATTTTGAAAGTATTAGCCGAAAAGTTATGCTGCGCATTTAAGAGCTGAACTTTAAAGGAATCGGTCTGACTTTGATAGATAGGCATTAAAGGACCTTGACTCTGGCTTGACCATCACGATAAGCATCACCACGCTCAAGACCATCACCGAGGCGCTTGAGTTGAGCCATAGCTTCTGTGTACTTAGAGTTGTACATAGCAATCATGTCAGCCTCACCCTTCATGTAGGTGTAAGCCTCAACCAATGTTCCATACAATAGAACAGGACTGTAGTTGTCACCAAGCCATGAAGTACCAGAAGTAACAATTGACTCTGGATAGTAAAAATAATGGAGTTCTACACTGTAATTGGCATCAGGAGTCGGACCCATAATGAAAGCTAGTTCATTTAGGTTGCTGTACTGTGAACCAAACAATGCGTAATAACGTGGTAATCCTGTAGCTGTTGGGCTTGGATACGCTTGGCGAATATAGTTAACATCCTTATTTAGCAAGTATTCGTAAGAACCATCCGCTTTAATTACCGCCATGGAAAAAGTAGACAGATAATTGTCTGGGCATGATAGGTATGGGTTGCCTGTTGTAGCAGTACCAGTAACGTTCTTTCGCAAAGAAGGAATCTGCACCGTATTATAAATACGCTCTTCCGCCTGCTCAATGAAGGTGTTAATCTGAGTGGTTACATTAACCGTACTCGTATTACCACCAGACAGCTCTACAAACGTATCAGGAAAGATATTCTCTGTATACGTCTGTACTTGCTGAAATAGTTCTGCGTAATTCATTAACCCATTGGTCCTCTAGATTTGATGCCTTTAGTTGCAGCACCATAACCACGCATAGTAATTCCATTAGTCTTAACATCGTCACGATCTGGATCACCTAAGCTAACACGAGCTGCTGGCTTTCCTGGCTTGAAATCACCCGCTACTTGGCGAGTTGGATCAGGCTTACGGCTAACAGATAGCATTGCATCTTTTGCACTCATTGCAGTGCCTTTCATAGTATGCGGCTGAGCGTAGACATCAGCACTGCCTACCTCTTTACCCATAACTTTTTTAGAAAATTTAGCCATGATTACCCCTGATTTTTTGCACGAGCTAAGTTACGGCCAACAGCTTTCATTGCTGCTCCAGTAACGGTAGATGCACCTTTTTTGCCTTTGCCAGTTTGAATGGCTAAGGTTGGACCTGTATCGCCAAGGTTTTTACCTTTGGTTTTACCAGTTTTTGTTACGCCGTCTGCTGCTTTTTTGAATGTCATAATGACTCCTAAGTTATACTAACCGTTACTGTACCCACTTGTCCCAATGCAATCAAGTCATTTTCCGTTAAAACAGTATCAAACAACCTTGCACCACCTACCGGATTCCAGCCCCATTGAAAAATCCTACTACCCATATCTGGATTTCCTAGACCATCTGGACCAGTTCCACCATTAATATTAATCTGTAAACCATTGGTACCAGACTGCCGATAACTTACATCAGGGCGTGGATCCCGAACCGCCTGCGGATCGTTCACTGGATACATACCCAATTGTAACTGAGGTTGATCGGGGTTCCAACATGATTGACAAACTTTAATCTTGAACGGCTTGGTCTTTACAACTTCTGTTCTAAGATCCGAAAGCTTGTACCTAAAACCACATCGGTCACATTCCGCAATTGCGTACTTACCTGATGCAAATTGATTGGGCATATCTTACCTTGCGTAGAACATATTCCGAGGCACAAACCGGATCGGAGCTTTCTCTCTGTCCTCCTCAGCCGCCAACCTAAATTGCTCCTCATAATCCATCTTTAACATAGGAATACGGTTCATATCTACATCAGGAAGCTTGGTGGATAACTGATAAGCAAGTCCAGCAACCATGCAAGGAATAAAGCGAAATGGGATATCTTGTACATATATGCCAGATCCAGCATCTTGAATGCGGCGTAAGCGGTAGTACACAAATGTATATTGGCTTCCAGGCGAGTTAGGCGTAGGCCATACGTTAATACATGGCAGGTTCTGTACAGTAACTGTAGCGTTAGCTGTATGAGCTGCAGCAGTAGTTCCGTTCTGACCACGGGCGCAGTTGATTAACTGGTTTCCGTTAATGTTTGGATAGCTAATTGTCTCGTTATCAATCTTGATAAATCCAGAAGAGGTTAAACCGCTTGTAGAGGTTAGATCAATGGTTGTGGCAGTAGAGCTTATATTAGCGCTTAAAAGGGCGTCTGAGAGGTTTTCTTGACCTGACTGACGGTTGATGTACACCTGAATCGGTCGCCCCTGTGCGAGCTTATTAGGCAAGCTCATGTAGGTCGGCTCTGCAATACGGCTGATATTAATGTCTATTTGGTTAGAAGTACCGTTATTTTGGCGGATAACCATGTCCATAAGGTCAATGGTATCTGCTGGGTATGGGTACATAGCCTGTCCT